AATTCTTTTTGAATACGAACTTGTAATATATTTTTATAATTATCATCATTTTGAATAAGCGACATCCAATCTACATGTCGTTCAAATACATTTTCTATAAAAATCTGAACCATTTGAAAACCAGGACCCGTCAAAAACACAGTTGCAAACCATTCATCTGCATCCTGAACAGATAATTTATTAAAATCTAAAAACATCGCACCTATGAATGATTCAAACAAACATCCCAATTTTTTGAGATTGGTGCGTATTTGTTTTGATTCGGCATTTTTAGATAATATGAACCATTTATGCAATCCCATTTCATAAGCTAATTTACCAATGGCCTCATTTTTAACAAGTGCTATTTTTTTCTCCGTCATAAACCCCTCATTTTCTTTTGGAAATCTTCTATACAAGTAGTATTTAGTAATACATTCAAGAATTCCATCGCCTACAAATTCTAATCGTTCATTCGATTTCGTATGCAATGGTAAACAATCATCAGGTTTAGGAACAATCAGAATATTGTTTTGTTGATTTTCCAAAATAGGGCGTTTTATGTATGATCTATGCACAAATGCACGACGATACAAATTGAAATTCGTAATTGATAAGTTGATGCCATATTTAGCCAAAATTTCTTGCACATCTAATTGTGTTATTTCTTTATTTAGGGGATTATATGGATCAAATATGTAAATATCTGTTCCTTCGTCTGTTTTCTCAATACGAATATCATCATCACCGTTTAAAATATGATTCATTTTATTCCTGTAATAAAATGAATAGTATTAGATAATATACAATCAATTTTCTATGTTGTTTCAATAAATATTTCGACTATGCTGTTATAACAATATATTTTATAATCCTCCTATACTAATAATTCATATAAACAATTTTAAAAAACCTTTCATCATGCAATCTTTGCATGAATATGAAAAACAATGACAACTATACAAATAAAATTCAAATATAAAAATGTGTAAAATATTAATTCGTTTGAGGAAAAAATATTTAGCCATTATATAGCATGGGACTTTCAAACGCCGCTAGTAGAGCCAGAAACTATGATCTTACAATTAACCAAAATCAAGGAGGAGGAAACAAAAAAGCAGGTTTTCCTTACCTTGTCGGTCGCACAATGTGGTCGAACATCTACCTTGGAACCAATCTTGTTGGACACTGCTGTGGTCTTCCTGCTCTTAAAATTACTAAAAACCCAAATGTAAGATCCACCAGACCTATGGGTTCAACCGTCAATGTTCCATACTGGAACAATGGTGCTCACTATTAAATTTATAAATAATAGTGTTGAGAGTTTAGTTTTTATAAAATTACTATAACTCATCATTTACATGTATAGTTAGTTTTTATTCTTGATATTTATTTTTCATTCAATACATATCAAAAACAATATGAATATATATCGCAAAGTAATCTATTTATGCGTCTAATTATCGATAATCGAGAACATGATTTGTATGCAAAATGCGAAATGATAATATCGAATGATCCAGGATATGCAACAATAGAAACACAAGTTCTCCCTATTGGGGATATTTTAATCAAAACAGATGAAGGGAAAGACGTAATGATAGTAGAGAGAAAAACATTGGCGGATTTACTTGCAAGTATAAAAGATGGACGATATGAAGAACAATCGCATAGATTAAAAAATGCAAGTGGTTTTCCATCACATAATGTAGTATACATTATTGAAGGAATGTTCTCAACACTGAGAACATTTATGGAAAAAAAGTTGATTATTTCAGCAATGGCTTCATTAAATTATTTTAAAGGGTTTTCTGTATTGAGAACATCTGGTTTACAAGAAACAGCAGAAACACTCATTTATATGGCAGATAAGATAGATAGAAATTTCATGAAAGGTGTATTACCATCATATTTGACACCTGATGTAAGTCAATCGCAAAATACATTTATACAAATAAATAATGATGAACAAATTCATAACAATGTGCTATCTGAAAATCGAGAACCAGTAAAATCATATAGTGGTTTTGTAAAAACAATAAAAAAAGAAAATATTACACAGGAAAATATTGGTGAAATCATGTTATGTCAGATTCCTGGAATAAGTTCTATATATGCACAAGCTGTTCTCAATTTTTTTGGTGGGTTCTCAAAAATGATAGAACAAGTGAAAAATAAAACCGCGAATTTTGAAAACATCGTATATGAGACAAAGGGTAAACAGCGACGCATTCCAAAAACATGCGGTGAACAAATTATAAAATTTATGGAAGCAATGTAAAATATTTCATAATAAGATATTTGATTTTTACAGATTGGTTTTTATTTGTTTTTCGCGTTTGGCTTTTTTTCGATCTTCCATATTTACAATATTGTTTTTGTGAAAACCCTTTTGGCATATTGCAATTTATACTTTTTTTATATTTCATGCTCCATTTCCTTGGTTTATTTATTTTTGACATTTTATTCATTATTGTCATTATTGTTATATATTCTATAACAATAAATAATATTTTTCCATATTTATGAGATTATTATATTATATGATTATGCAAAAATATTTGTATTTGCACCCTTGTTTTCATGATGAATATTATCACTTTTTTGGACAAATGGACCACTCTGTGAAGGTGGTACAACTTCATTTTCTTTATATTTTCCTGAATCTACTGCGTCCTTTGTATATAAAACCCCGCCCCAGTTAGAATCCATTGGATTTTCACTTAAGGATTGACCTTTATATGTTGAATCATGAATAGCGTCTAAAACTGTATATTGACCAATATGTAAACCCATTGGGTCAAATTCATGATACCCACCAGTATTCCATGGTGGATTGTCTTGATTTGCATTAATAATTGGAACAGCATTTCTCTGAATATCTGGCATCGTTTTATTGAATATCTGTTGACTATGTGTCAAACCGCCTTGCGGTTGGAAAATATCAGGGCGAATTCTATAAACAGTATTACCTTGAGTATTTACTTCTTCTTGCAAGAATAACACTGGACAATGAATACCTTTTTTCTTTTGTATTTCTAAATAATTTATATATTCGTCTAAATTGTAAAATGGAAGCGGATTTACACCGGGAACTTCTGGTTTTTTACTATTATATAGTAAAATTGCATTACCTGATTTGATCAATAAATCAGGACAATCTGTTTCATTAGAACTATCATTTTCCGGATTACCCTGATTTTCAAAACCTTCATATGGTTTATGAGTTAAACAAAAATAGATACCAGAAGCAAATGATAATACTAAAAATATTAAAAAGAATATAGTTATTGTTTTCATTTATGATTATATATAATTAACAGGAAAATAAAAATGTTCGGTATATTATAGTATTCTTTTATTGAAAATAAAAATTTATTGATCGTTTGTTATAATATTTTGCACAATGTAAAAATATTATGAATATATATATGAAAACAATCGTCGGTAAAATATATGCAAACAATTGTGGTTATTGTCAAATGTTGAAACCTGAATGGAACAAATTCAAATTACAAATAAAGAACAATAAAAATATTCAAATTAAAGAAATAGAACAAGGTGAATACAAGAAGATGGAAGATTTTAAAGAAAGATATCCTGATCTACTTGTAAATGGGTATCCTACTATTTTCAAAATATATCCCAATAAAAAAATTGAATATTATACAGGTGATCGCACTGCGATAGAAATGAAAAAATGGGCGACTCGTAATATTGTAAAATATACACGAATTAATAAAAAATCAGCTAAACGGAATATATTTAGAAATAAAACTGTAAAACAACAAAAATTTTTTGGACTATTTTGATATAGATGAGATTTAATTGTAAAAAAACACGATTTATATTTTCGATTTATAACTATTATCGCAATAATTATTATAATTATCATAAAAATGATAACAATAATAACAAACGTTTGAGAGCATGAGTTTTTTACACCTTTTAACCTTTCAATCGCCGATTTATCGGTTACAAAGTAACAGTTTCCTAATTACATTTCAAATGCCGACCCAGAGGGTAGGCATTTGAAATGTAAAAAGGTGTATAAAAAACCATATAATAAGTATTTTATTACATGGTAAACTGATTGGTATATCCATACATTTTTGATATAAAATTGAAGAAATATGTAATCAATATACGTATAGCACAATATAATATACCAATATGACTTCAACAAAGAAAATTATTGGAAAATCATTCAGATTAATCGATTTTCATACCTATGATTCAACCAATTCTTCGGGAAATGATTCAAGTGATAATGATTCAGTGAATAGCTCAAAATCGAGCAATTCAACTTCTAATGAATCATCAACTGAGAATTTTTATATCCAAATGTTCGGGTTGAATGAAGCTGGTGATACATGTTCAATTACAGTAAATGATTTCCAACCATTCTTTTACATAAAAGTGGGCGACAATTGGGATCAAGGAAATGCAACAGGATTGTTGTCATGTTTAAAAAACAAAGTAAAATTCCATGCGAAATCTATTTTATCATGTAAAATAGTTGATCATAACAAATTGTATGGTTTCACAGGTGGCAAAAAATCTCGATTTTGTCTAATAACGTTTAATAATCTAACCGCATTCAATAAAGTCAAAAATTTGTGGTATGAATATGATGCAGAAACAAACCAACGTAAATCAAAACCGTTCATTTTCGAAAGAGTAAAATTATTTCTATATGAAAGCAATATACCACCTGTTCTTAGATATTTTCATATTCAAAATATTAGTCCTTCCGGGTGGGTTTTCATACAAACAAACAAATGTGAACAAATTGCCAAAAAAACAACTACATGCAAATTTGAATATACATGTTCATTCAAATATATCAAGGCACAATCAGATAAAGAAACACTTGTTCCATATAAAATATGTAGTTTTGATATTGAAGCCAGTTCATCGCATGGTGATTTCCCCCTTCCAAAAAAAACGTATAAACGACTTGCTACCAATATGATCGATATTTTTCAAAAACAGCCAAAAACAGTCAAAGAAAATAATGTGCGAATTCAGCAATTGTTAACAAAAATTATCATCACCGCATTCGGATATGATAAGTTCGATGATGTTGATATCGTGTATCCAAAAGAGCAACCAACCAAAGAAGAAGTCAAGACTTTATCGAAAACATTTGTTGAACAAACAATAGACGTGCGTGCAAAAAGTCATAATACAGATGAGACAATAGAACAGCTTTTCGAAAAAATGAAAG